CTTCGTTGGTCCTATCTCCACTGTCATCAGTATAGACCATCGGCCTATAGAAGTCAAGGGGTTTATGGGGGCACTATCGTGGCAATCTCGCACCTGAAACACCTCAAGCCCGATACCCGTAATGCACGCCGCCACAATCCGCGCAACATCGGCATGGTGGAGACGAGCCTGCAAACCGATGGCTTCGGCCGCTCCATCCTCCTCGACCGCGACGGCAATATCCTCGCGGGCAATGGCGTCACTGAGGCCGCGGGAAATGTCGGGCTTGAAGACGTGATTGTCGTGCCGAGCGATGGTACGAAGGTGATCGCCATCCAGCGCACCGATGTTGAGGCGGGGAGTGAGCGGGCCGTGCGCCTCGCCATCGCGGACAACCGGACACAGGAACTCAGCGACTTCGATCCTGCCGTGATCGCGGCCCTGAGTGAAGAAGTCGATCTGTCGGACTTCTGGCATGAAGATGAGATGGACGCGCTGCTGGAGGGGATCACCGAGGATGCGGAGCCTGCTGCCGATCCAGGCGCGCAGATGGATCGCGCCGAGGAACTCAACCAGAAGTGGCAGGTGGCGCGCGGCGACCTGTGGGAGATCGGCACGCATCGGCTTCTGTGCGGTGATAGCACGGATGCGGGCGATGTGGCGCGGTTGATGGGCAGTGAGCGGGCCGATTTGGTCTTTACCGACCCACCGTATGGCGTGTCCTATCAGATGAAGATGACGACTGAGCGAGCGATTGCCTTACACCGCCGCAAGGATCACATGGAGGTGCCGAACGACGATCTGGGTGATGAAGGAACCCGTGCGTTTATCGCGGCCGCGGTTGCGGTTGCGCCGATGCGACCGGGCACACCGTTCTATCTGTGTTCCCCGCCGGGGAACACAGAGACTTCATTCCGATTGGCGCTCGCGGATGCCGGCTTGCAACTCAGGCAGTGTATTGTCTGGGCGAAGAACATTTTCGTCATGGGCCGGCAAGATTACCATTGGCGGCATGAGTCCATTCTTTATGGATGGAAGGACGGTGCGGCGCACTTCTTCGCGGAAGATCGCACACAAGATACGGTCTGGGAAATCAATCGCCCGCGCATTTCTGAGGAGCATCCGACGATGAAGCCGGTTGACCTCGTTGCTCGCGCCATCACCAACAGCAGTCGCGGGGGAGACGTCGTCTATGACGGCTTCGGCGGGAGCGGCACGACGCTGGTAGCGTGCGAACAGGCCGGTCGCCTCGGTCGCATGTTGGAGTTGGAGCCGAAGTATTGCGCCGTGATCCTCGAACGCATGGCAGGAATGGGCATCACGCCGCGACGGGTAGATTGACTACACATCGGACATTTGTATGAAGCAACGACTGACGAGCCAACGCATCATTGACGCACTCGGGCATACAAAGGGCATGGTGTCGCTCGCGGCGCGCCGCCTGGGATGCGCACGCAGCACGATTTACGACTGGGCGGAGAAGCACCCCGAGATCAAGGACGCCATCGAAGCCGAGCGCGAGACGATGACCGACTTGGCGGAAATCTCACTGTTCAAGCAGGTGCAGGACGGGCAGGGCTGGGCAGTGCAGTTCTATCTTCGCACGCAGGGCAAGAACCGCGGCTACGGCGACCAGGTGAACGTGCAGCATAGCGGCGACAAGGATAATCCCATCCGCACCGAGAACCGTACCGAGGTGACGCTTGTCAATGCCGACGACTTCAACCGCGAGTTCGCGGCTCTCCTCGGTGTCGGCAATGGCACTGGCGACCCTGACGGAGACGCTGCACCGTAACCGCGCCTTCATCCCGCACGACCCGACGCTGAAGCAATCGCTCTTCCTCTCGCTCTCCTGCCGCGAGGCGATGTACGGTGGAGCCGCCGGCGGGGGCAAAAGCGATGCCCTCTTGATGGCGGCCGCGCAGTACGTGGATGTGCCGGGATACGCGGCACTGCTCCTGCGGCGCTCCTACCGCGACCTCGCGCTGCCAGGGGCGCTGATGGATCGGGCGCATGCATGGTGGCGCGGTAAGGCGCACTGGAGCAGCGCGGACAAGACGTACACTTTCCCATCGGGCGCGACGATCACCTTCGGCTATCTCGCCAACGACGCGGACGTGTACGGCTATCAGGGCGCGGAGTTCCAGTTCGTTGGCTTCGATGAGTTGACGCAGTTCACGCCGTGGCAGTACCGCTATCTCTTCTCGCGTACCCGCCGACTCGCGGAAACGCCGGTGCCAGTGCGCATGCGGGCCGCATCCAATCCGGGCGGCAGCGGGCATGCGTGGGTCTATGAACGCTTCCTCGCCACCGGCCGCGCGGCGGGCCGCATCTTCGTGCCAGCGAAACTCGCGGACAATCCACATCTTGACGCAGAGACCTATCGCGAATCGCTCGCGGAACTCGATCCGATCACGCAGCAGCAGTTGCTCGGTGGCGTCTGGATCACGGACGAGAGCGCGCACCCGTACAACCGTGCATGGTGGCGCGGCACGAACCGCTTTGACGCCGGCGACGAACGCCTCCTCCGGTCCGTAGTGGCGCGCTATATCTCGTGGGATACCGCGTTCAAAGACAAGGACTCGAGCGCCTACACCGCCTGCGTCGTCGGAGATCTGCTACCGGACTACCGCCTGCTGACGCGCTATGCGTGGCGCGACAAGTTGCAGTTCCCCGACCTTCCTGCCGCCATCGAGCGGATTGCGCGGGAATGGAACACGGACGGCAAGTTGCGTGGCGTCCTGATCGAAGATCGTGCCTCAGGTACGTCCGCGTATCAGACGCTCAGTGCGACCGCAGATGATTGGCTCAAGCGGATCCTCGTGGCGTTCGCGCCATCGGGCAGCAAGGAAGAGCGGGCGCAACAGGCGGCGGTGTGGGGCAAGCTCGGGATGGTGCTGCTGCCCTCCCCCTCGGATGCCGTGCCGTGGCTGCGGGACTTCGAAGCTGAAGTGTTCGAGTTTCCCGACACGCTGTTCAAAGATCAGACCGATGCGTGGTCGCAGAAGATCATCTTCCTCGAACATCTCCTGGCGGAAGGCTACCGCGCCCGCACCAAGCCCGCCGCTACTGAAGCCGCGTAGGAGAGAACATGCAATCGTTTATCTCCCGGCTTTTCCCCGGCAATGCCGCGATGACCGCATCCTTTCAGCCCGTCTTGCAGAACGTAGACAGGCAAGGACGCCTGCTCTATTGGATAATGGATGCGTACTACCAGGGTAACGCCGTCTATGACCGCTTGCGCCGCACCGAAGCCAGCGGTGATAACCTCGTGGCGTTGCGCAACCCCGTGCAGCGGGTGGTCGAGAGTTACGCAACCCATGTCTGGCCGGGGACGCTGCCTGATGCGCTACCCATCGAAGCCCTGAACGAGCGCATCATCGAGCCGATCCAGCAACTGTGGACGTGGAGTAACTGGGGGGCACGCAAGCAGGTAGCGATCCGCTGGCTGGCGCTCTACGGTGACTTGTTCATCAAGGTCATTCAGACCGAGGACCGGCAGCGCGTCTTCTTCCAGTTGATCCGCCCGCACTTCGTCACAGAGATGCAGCGTGATGAGCGCGGCGTGCTGGAATATATCCGCGTCGATGTGCCGCAGGCGATCCGCCAGGGGGATCGCATCGTCCAGATGACGCACACCGAGGTCTGGACCGGCGAGAGTTACCGCCTGTGGGTGCATGACCGCCATAGCGAGCACGATCAGGTCAAGCTCGAAGACTTGGGTGCGCCGCAGGTAACTAACGCGCTGACCGACTTTGGCATCGACTTCATCCCCATCGTCCACGTGCCATTCCGCGATACGGGCGATGTGCGCGGCACGGCGGCGGTGACGCACGCGCTGGACAAGATCGATGAATCCAACCGTGTAGCGACGCGGCTGCACGAGACCTTGTTCCGCCATAACAAGCCGACGTGGGTGGTGGGTGCGAACAGCGCGGACAAGGACGGTCGCCCGATGTCCGCGCCACGGTTCGCGGGAGCGGACGGCAAAGTGACGGGCACCGTGTCCGCGGAGATGCCCGATATTGTCTATCTCAATGGCATGGCATCGCTTGATTCACTGATTCCGAATATCAACTACGCGGCCGCGTTAGACATCCTGAACGCCATGCTCACTGACCTCGAAGCGGACCTGCCCGAACTCGCCTTCTACCGTCTGCGGGAGTTGAGTCGCACGGGGACGCTCAGTGGCCGCGCGGTGCGACTGCTCCTCTCCGATGCCGTCTCACGCATCCTCGAAGCACGCGGCAACGCCGAGGCGGGGTTGGCGCGTGCGGACATGATGGCACTCACCATCGGCGCCAACGCGGGGCTGTTTCCGAACATCGGCGCCTATGACAACGGCGACTTTGACCATACGTTCAAAGACCGCCCGGTGATTCCGCTGTCAGACATTGAGGAAGCCGAGGGTGTGGCGGCACTGGACGGTATCGTCAGTGTCCAGGAGCAATTGCGGCTGCTGTCCTATACGCCGGAGCAGATCGATCAAATCATGGCGGAGCGGAAAGCGGAACAACCACCACCACCGATTCCCGCGCTCCCCACGGCGGCACCGACCCCGCAGGCGATTGCGCGCAGTAACAACGTCGCCAGTTCGTAGAAAGGGACGGCCATGAGCGCATCGGTGCCGCAGCACAACTACGAGGAAGTGGATCTTGCACCGGCGCTGACGACCGTCACCGTGACGATCACGAACGGCACGTCGCTCTCCGCAGCCGTTGACATCGGCAACGCGGGTATCGTGCGCGTCCTCATGCCCGCGACGTGGACGGCTGCAGTGCTGACGGCGCAGGTATCGCAGGATAACGCGACCTTCTACGACCTCTATAACGCCGATGGCACCGAGTGGAGTGCCACCGTCGCCGCGAATCACGCGGTCGTGATGGATGTCACGGTGTGGACGGGCATGCGCTACGTCAAACTGCGTAGTGGCACGGGTGGCGCGGCGGTCAACCAGGGCGGAGATCGCATCCTGACGCTCGTGACTCGGGCGCTCTGAGATGAGCCGCGTCTACCTCCTGCGCCGCAAGAATAAGGTCTGGGCGCTCGGTTCGGCCACCGCCGCGCAGATGAACACCACCGTCACGAACAACATGGGCCCGGACGGCGTGACGTGGGCAAACGCCCCCGCGGTCGTGGACGGTCGCGGGAATGTGATCGTTTCGACCGAAGACAATAGCCAGAATCACCGCTTTACGTATCTGAACATCTCTGGCTCAACATGGGCAGACTCCACGCTCAGTGAGGGATTCCTGACCCGTGGCGCGATGTGGCTCGATGACACGAACCATCTCCTGCATGTCCTGTGGACGGCGACCATTGCCAACGGCGGCGTCGTCTATCGCCGCTATCAGGTGCAGTACACGGGCAACAACATCACGGACATCGTGAGCGATAACGGCATCACCATCGGCGGCTCGTCCACGCGCACAAACGTCGTACTGGATGATGGCGCGGGCCTGACCGTCGTCGAGCATCCCGTCCTGATCGGACTACCGGACATCAATGCGATGCTAGCGGTCTGGGGCGCGGGCGCGACGACCAAAGGCGAAGTCCGCGCCGCGATGCTGACGTTCAATACCATCAACGACGGCAAGACGCTCGCCAACTGGGTCGCGCCGGTATCGAGCAGCACGACGACGCTCGGTGCGAACACGACGCCGGCGACGGGCAGTTACAGTGCCCTTGCCGCGACGACGACGATCACAAGCGGGAATGTGCCCTATCTCGGCATCACGCGACAGGCGAACAAGAACCTGTTTCTCGTCTACTGGGATGGCGCGGCGTACAAGTGGCTGCGCGTGACATGGAACGCAGGATCGAGCAACTGGTCGGGCGGACTCGGCACCGCGACGACAATCTATAACGTCACACGGTCGGGGTCGGACACGGGCTATAACCTCAAGTTCCAACTGATCTCCGCGCCTTCTGAGGACGCGGCGGGCACGATGTATGTCGGTCTGGCGTCGTGGAATGGCAATACGAACGGTGATACGTGGGGCGGTGCGCGGGTAGACTCCTCCGGCACGCTGACGACATTCGATATTCACGCATGGAGCGGATCGTCGGCGGGTGGATCACCGTCGCTCTATCCGACCGGCGATCTCGCCATTGACACGACGAGCGGGCTGCTGGTCGCGACGTACATCACGCAGACGCAGGTGATCGCGCAACTCTACAACCGGACGACGCTCGCCACGCAGGGCAGCGCGGACGTGCTGCTGACGCGCGTGTTCGATATCCCGCTCATTCTGCGCACCCGCCCGAGCGCGGGCAACCTCCTCATCTACGGGCGCGATGCGGTGAACACGCCGACGCCGCCCTATCACGGGTACGCAATCACGGTGCCGATACAGTAAGGAGAACACCCATGTCACACCCCGATGGCGCGGTCGGCGCAGAGAGCGCCGTGGTCGTGAAGGAGTACCACCCGACGAAGGAAGGCGTGCGTGAGGGCGACCACGGCCGCTGGCGTGCCGATGTGCGCGTGGACAAGTACCTGGGCGATGATCGCACGCTCCACCCCAATCCCTACGATACGGTGGTGGTTGAGGACTGCAACCTCATCGTCACCAACGGCGCGAACATCATGCTCAACGCACTGATCGTCGCGGCGAGCCCACTCTGGAACGCCACCAATGCCCGCATCGGCGTCGGTGACTCCGCAACGGCGGCTACCGCAGCCGATACTGACCTCAACGCCGCAACGAACAAACTGCGCGTCGTGGTCAACAGCATCCCGACCGTGACGACCAACGTGTTGACGGCGGTGGCGACGTTCACCACGGGTCAGGCGAACTGGGTCTGGAATGAATGGGGGCTGTTCAACGCGGCCAGCGGTGCCACGAGCATGCTGAACCACGCCGTAACGAACCTGGGTACGAAGACTTCCGCGAGTGCCTGGACGATCACCGTGACCATCACTATCACGTAGGGGTGACGATGAACGCCATCAGCAACCGCGATCCCGGCGACGAACACGCCGATCCCATCAACTGCGATCTCCACATCTACATCTATCCCGACCTCCCCAAGTACCAGCACGACGGTCGCACCCACCAATACGCCTGTACCAGTGACCGCTACGACCATACCCACATCTACGCCCACGGCGATGCCGGGGATGGAGGGGATCGCGATGGACTTGAGCGCCCTACGCACAGAGATCACGAATGATCCAGCGGGCCTCGGCTACGCGGGCAAGACGGATGCTCAGGTAGCGACCCTGATGAACGCGGTCAACCAGACGGCGAACCGCGATACGGTCAACGCCGATCAACTCATCCGCGCCATCCTGCCCGCCGACTTCGCCGCCCTGACGCAGATTCAGTTGTCGCGCCTCTCGATCATCCTCAGCGCGGAGCCGTTCGGGGTGAACGATCCGAACATCAAGCAGATGATCGCGGACCTCTTCGCGGGCAAGACGCAGACGCTGCAAGCATTGCAAGCGTTGCAGACCTACCAGACGAGCAGGGCATTGCTCCTGTTCGGGGAGCCGGTGACGACGGGCGACGTGCAGCGGGCGCGGGCACTGACGTAGGGACGGGAGAGCGACGATGGCAACCGTCAACTGGTCTACCCTGCCCGCCTCATCAAACGCGCTCACGACCGAACTGAACTCGCTCGCCAGCGGCTCCAACAAGATCATGACCTCCTCCATCGACAACACGACGGCGGGGCACCTGTTCGCTGCGGTCGAGATGAGCGTGGCGACGCAGGGATCGGCGCGCTCGGCGGGCGCGTACATCGCCCTCTACATCGTCAAATCGGTTGACGGGACGAACTTCGAGATGGGGTCGGACTCGGTGACGCCAGGGGCAAACGCGCTCGCGGGCGTCTTCCCGCTGGATGCGGCGACGACGGCGCGGCGCGTGGCGATCATCGTGCAACTGCCGCCGACGAAATACTATTTCCTCGTCCAGAACCAGACCGGGCAGGCGCTCGCCGCCTCCGGGAACACGCTCATCTACGCACCATTCGATGAAGTCGTAGCGTAACTGCCATGGCAGGCAGTAATCGCAATACGATCTGGATGCCGCGCCCGCCCGTTGCGGCCCCGTTCGACATCAACAATGCGTCACCGCAGGCTGAGGGGCTGGTGGCGTGGATACCGGACACACTGCGGCGAAACCCGCTCGACCAGAACCCGCTCAACGTCACGAACTCCTCCAACACGGTGGCCGCGGACGCGACGATGGGGCAGGTGTACAACCTGCCCGCCGGGTACATGGAGATCACGGCCCTCAAGCGGGCGGTGGCACTGAATACGGCGTGGTCGGTCGGCTGCTGGGTGCGCTTCAACGCCGTCACGGGCACGCAGACCGTCGTCGGCGCGGCGAACCAGTCGGTCGGCACGGGGGCAGTGCATATCGCCTCGCGTTCGGCGGGGTCGATCAAAGTCGAGAAGCCCTCCGCCGCCTTGCTGGTGGATAGCGGTGTCACGCCATCAACGAACACGTGGTATCACGTCCTGTACGTCTACGATGGCACGAACCGCATCTATGTCAACGGCGTGCAGAAGGCGACGAGCGCGACGGCGGAAATCGCCAACACGCCGACCGCGATCAACATCGGTCGCTACCACGACGCGGGCTTCACGGGTGACACGCTCAACGGGCGTGTCATCGATGTGCGCTACTACAATATCGCGGTGCCCGCCGCCGTCGTCTGGCAGATGTGGGCAGCACAGACGCGCTACGAGCTGTGGCGACCGCTCGCGCCGCTCTTCGCCTTCCCAACGGGCGGCGGCGGCACATCGGTCAGCGACTCTGACACCGGCACGGGCGCGGATGCCGTCTCGGGCATTGCCCTCAGTCGCGCCGATAGCGCGGTAGTCAGTGAGGGCGCATCCCTCACGGATACGACGACGGCTGCGGATAGCGGCACGGTTGCCGAATCGCAGGCCATCGCGCTCGCCCATGCCGATACAGGCACGGGCGCGGATACCGCAACGACGATTGCCCTCGCCCATGCGGACAGCGGCACCGTTGCCGATAGTGCGACGGGCATCGCGCTCAGTCGCGCAGAGAGCGGATCGGGCGCCGATTCCGTATCGGGCATCGCGTTTACTGCCACCGACGCAGGAACGGTCGCTGACAGCGCGACGATCACCGTTCCCATTTCGTCGTCAGATAGCGGCACCATCGCGGACGCAGTAACCGGCCTCGCCCTTACGGCCACCGATGCGGCGTCAGGCACCGAGGGCGCGACACTCACCGCCACACTCACCGTCGCTGATGCCGGCACCGTTACGGACACTGCCAGTGGGATTGCGCTGACCGCAGCGGATAGCGGCGCAGGCGCTGAGAGCGCCACCATCAGCGTCCCGGTTAGCGCATCCGATAGCGGTAGTGTTGCCAATGCCGTAGCGGGCATCGCCCTGGCGAGTACGGACAGCGGCGCGGTTGCCGATGCTGCCAGCCTGACCGCCACCGTCACCGCCGCCGATAGCGGCACCGTCACCGAAGGGCAGACGGTCTCCGCACCCGGCAACCCCACGGGCGCCGATAGCGGCACCGTGGCGGATGCGGCCACCATCGCCAGTGCTGTTACTGCGGCGGAGAGCGCCGTTGGCACCGACGCCGTTCAGCAGATCGCCCTGGCGCGCAACGACGCGGGCACCGGAGCAGACGCGGCAGCCATCGCGCTGAGTGCTGCCGAGAACGCGACGGCGACCGATACTGCCAGCAGTGCCGCGGCAATCACCCATGCGGATGCCGCGACGGGCACGGACGCACTCGTCGGTATCGCGCTCGCCCGCGGTGATACGGCAACCGTTGCCGATGGTGCGATGGTCACGGCGGTCACGCTCATCACCGCGAACGATCACGGCACCGTCACGGATGCCGCGTCGATCTTCGGAAGCGTCATCACCATCGGCACGATCACGGCGGGTGTGGGCGTGGCGAATACCATCACTGCTGGCGTCGGCATCATGACAGGGCTTGAGGCCGACGCGGGCCGCATCACGACCATCAACGGCGATGCCGATACCTTGACGGACCTCGAAGCGGACACGGCACTCGTGACGACGATCACGGCGGGGGTGGGATAGATGGCGACCTTCAGTGCCACGCTCGGTGACGTCGTGCGGATCGGCAAAGCGCCGACGCCTATTCTCATCAAAGACGTGAGCGGCAATCTCGTTGATCCCACTACGATCACCGTCACGGCCCTGCGACCGGATGGCACGATGGCATCGCCGCCGCCGACCGCGGTGCATGAAAGCCTGGGCACCTATCACGTGGATTACGAACCGCCCGTGGAGCGCACGATGGCGGGGCTGCACCGCATCCGCATCGTCACGGCCGGCCCGGACGCCGCGTTCGAGTTGGCGATCTGGATTGATCCGTCGCCCTTTGCACCATAGGAGTATGACGCCATGAACACGACACACGCCGGCGTTGCCTTCCTGATCGCAGCCATCGCCTTCGTGATTATCGGCATCGCGAAGCTTGTCCCGCCGCGCAACAATTGGACGGGGGCGGTGACGGACTTCGCGTTGGCGGTCCTGAGCGTCGGGCTGCTCCTGACGCAGTGATGGCACTCTACATCATCCCCTACCGCTGGATAGAACGCGGCAAGCAATACGTGCTGTATCTGCCGTTTGCACGCCGTGAGGACGCGGACCGGTTCCGCGAACAAGTGGGTATTCACTGAAAAGGAGCCATCGTAGTGAGCACGACAACAACCGACCCGACCACCCAGACCGGAACCGTGCCGGGAACCAACGAAGGTGGTCAGACGGGGAGCGCACCGCCAGCTCAGCCACAAGGCGGGGACGACAAGACCTTTTCCCAGCAGGCCGTCAACGCACTCATCGGGGCGCGGTTGAAAGAGGCGCGCCAGCAATGGGAGAAGGATCAGAAGGACGCCGCCGAAACCGCCGAGGCGGAAAGGCGCGGCGACTATGAGACGGCGCTCGCCAAAGAGCGGGAGAAGGCCGCCGCTGCCGAGCGCGAGCGGGACGAAACGAAGCGCCTTGCGAATGAGCGCATCATCCGCAGTGAGATCCGCTCCATCGCCACTGAACTCCGCTTCGCGGACCCCGCCGATGCCTACCGCTTTGTGGACATGGCCGCCGTGAACGTTGATGACGCCGGCGAGCCAACGAACGTCAAGGCGCTACTGGAGAAGCTGGCGAAGGACAAGCCGTATCTCCTCGGTGGCGCACCGCAGGGCGGGGCACACATCCCCGGCACGCCGAACGCCTCGCAGATGACACAAGATGAGTTCCGCGCTCAGGAGAAGGAGCGCGCGCTCCGCTCCGGCAAGTACGCGGCACTCTGAACCCACTGATGTAAACGATAGATATCAGAGCAAAAGGAGTCT